TCTTTAAAGTCCATGATTACTCCTAAAAGGTGGGGGTACTAACTGCTCGTCTGCAAGCTAGGAATTTCCTTTGCACAGCTTTCCCCCCGTAAATTTAAAATGGGATTTCTTCGTCCGTTGGTAAGCCTTTAAAATCTTCTTTGGCTTTAGGTGCATTTAAGTATGCCCAACCATTCCAACCGCCATCAGGAAGTGGAATGCTATCTAGTTTAAGCATTGGGCCGTTTTTTGTCTCAATGACTGATCCAATGGTTTGATAGCGTGATTTCTCGACACCCTCTTTGTTTTTGTATTTACCTGAAACAACGGTGATTTCGTAAAGTTTAGACATTTTTAATTTCCATAAGTTGAGCAATTTTAAGATCAAGTTCATTTAAGAATTTGACGATTTCATCTTCCATTAGTCTGATATACATGTTGTCCCTTGGGACACGTCTAACAAACAATTGAAGTTCTTGTGGCAGACGATTGTCAAATGAGACAAAGTCACACCAACTACGGTTTGTGCAAGCCATTTGGAATTGCATCTGCGTGTTGTACTTGCCTGGCACGGTCTGAGACAACAAAGTCTCAATGTGCGTGGCGGTGTTAGGGCATTTGATTTCTAGCAAGCCATCGTCCCCTACAAGGCCATCAGGGGACGCACCAGCCATAATAATTGATGGGTGGGGGATAAACCCCACTTCATCGACTAAAACGTTCTGAGAGACTTCGTAGGACAGTCTGGCTAACGGTTCTGTTTCAGTTCCATGTTGCATAGCAGCATTGGTAAAACTTTCACCTTTTTGACCCGTTAGGCGTTCACACACCAATTGAGCCATGTAGTTGTCTCTAGTTGTTGAGTAGCCTGTTTTTGTCTTGGCAAGTACATCGGCCACACGGGATGCGGTGACCTTACCAATTCGTGCTGCAAACCATTCGTCTGTGCCTTGCTCAATCATAATTTCCCCTTTGCTTCATCTTTGGCTGTAATGACTTTCATCTGCCAAGCCTTGTCACCATCACAAGCTGAGTAAGCTATTTTGTAAGCCAACTTCAATTCATCTTGTGTCGTGGCGTTGTGGATGGCTAGAAATAGGTCTGTCATGCTATCAGGGTCAATGGTTGACTCAGGCTCTACAAAAGAGGGCAGATCGTCTCCGCTATAAATGTATAACCCGAGTCCATGCAAGCTAAGTGCTTTGGTCATGCAACGCATGATTGCCGTGTTAACTTGAAAAGCATCAGGGTTAAGAATGGCTTTGTTGCGGTGATCCATCACGGGTAACTGGCAAGTCATTGGCTTGTCAAACATAGTGACCGTTACCCAAACCATTGCCGTACCGTTGATGTCCATGAAACATTTGTCACCAAACATTTCTACTTTGAACGTGGCTTTTGCATCTGCTTTAAGTGCTTCAGCCCATGCCCAAGCCCAAGACAGATAAGTCAGGTTTGCTTTCTTTTCTGTGTGGTCATTGACGTTAAGCGTCAAAAGATGTGCGACTGTCATGATTCAATCCTTTCAATTTGTTTGGCTACCAACCATTTAGTGCCAAGTCTGCGAACAGAGCGCACCCATTGGCGCTGATATGAACGTATAACTTCAGGCGGTGCGTCATATTGTGAAAATATACGTCTAACTTGTTTGAGGTAACGTGTGTTCATTAGCCCCTCCATGCGAGTAATACACCAATACCGCCAAAGATGACAATTGCCAATACGCACTCAACAAGTGTTTGGATAATTTTGTGTTTCATATTGCCTCGCAAGTGTAAAAATCTTTTTTTGCTTCTGTGATCAAACGCAGATATTCATCGTGTGGGATGTCGTAAGTAACGTCTTTGTCGTTTGCAAAAACAAACACATCAAACATTTCTTTGTAGTCAGGGCCGTGGGGGTAATTGAGTTCTTCGGGTAAGTGGTCATAACCGACTGTGACGACTTCTACTGTCTCGCCATTGTCGTAGGACACTACGCTTTCAAAACTGTGCTGCAAGTTGTGTTTCATGCTATTTTCTTATGCATATTCAACATGATGCATTTCGTAATAGGCTTGAGCATCTTCTGCGGTTGATGCCTCCCATTCACGACAAATAGCAACTTCATAACCATTGTTAAAAGTAGCAATCCAAGCGGCAGGAATTGTGCAATTTAAGCAATGATTGAAATACTCTGATTGAAGGTAAACTTCGGTGATTTTGATTTGTTTGCGCATTTTGATTTTTCCTAAAAAGACCCCGAGAAATTCAGGGCATGGGTGTATTGTATAGCAATCTAAACACATAACAAGTCTTTTTTATAAGGAATTACCCTTATGTTGTATTTTTGCAAATAATTAAATGTTTATTTTGCTATACTTTAAAAATGGACAAACAAAAAGCTATCACATTGGCTGGCTCACAAAGTGAGCTTGCTAGAATTTTGGGTATTCATAGAACTGCTGTGCATCAATGGAAAAAAATTCCTAAGGGAAGAATTTATCAATTGATGTTCTTGCGCCCACAATGGTTTGTAGAGTAAGATTGTTTGAAACACGGCTAGGTGGGGGGTAGCTACCCCATCGAAAAGAGTTAACCCTTCTCCTGCCGCAGTTTCTTTTAAAGGGTGTTTAAAAAGGAAAAACTCGATGTCAGAACTATATTCGCTTGATCTTTTTGGTCAATCAACAAAACCGCAAGCAAGTGGCATAGTTGCTAAGCGTTTTATCATGCCGCCTTTCACAATACTTGATGCCAAAAGTGGTGATTGGCAAGAGCGTAAACGTGCTTGGAAAACGCTAGGTATTGCAAGCGAAGTTGGGCGTGACGCTGCTGCAATACATTGCCCTACAAACTCCGATGATTCTGGCTTGACCGATGCCAATTACACAAGCATTTTTGATCCAGTTGTATGTGAACTTGCATATTCATGGTTTAGCCCTTTAAGGGGGCAAATTCTTGATCCATTTGCGGGTGGTAGTGTAAGGGGTATTGTTGCTGGTGCTTTAGGTCGAAACTATTGGGGGTGTGATTTGCGTTTAGAGCAAATTGAAGCAAATCGAATACAAGCCGAAGAAATCGAAACAATCATTAAGCCTGAATGGGTATGCGGGGATAGCATGGAAACGCTTGCCCAAGCGCCCGATGCCGACATGGTATTTTCATGCCCTCCTTACGGAGATTTGGAGGTTTATAGCGATGATCCACAAGACCTTTCAAACATGGATTGGCACACGTTTGTTAAGGCTTATAAAAAAATTATTTTGCGCTCAGTTCAACGTATGCGAGATGATTCATTTGCTTGTTTTGTTGTTGGAGATTTTCGAGATAAAAAAGGTTTTTACCGCAATTTTGTTAGTGAAACTATTGATGGTTTTGAACAAGCGGGGGCATTACTTTATAACGAGGCAATTTTGGCAACAAGCGTAGGTAGCGCTTCAATGCGTGTGACTAAGCAATTTGAATCAAGCCGAAAAATGGCAAAAACACATCAAAACTTTTTAGTGTTTTGTAAAGGTGATTGGAAGAAAGCAACGCAAAAAATCAATGAAAGTTTGGCTTGATATGCATTACTTTCAATTTCACATAGGTGACTACAAAAGTCACACGCACCATCTTTCATTGCTAGAAGATTTGGCTTACAGACGTTTGCTAGATTTTTATTTTCTGCATGAAAACCCAATAAAACATCGTGACATTGCTCGCCAGATTGGTATGCGTGACCATGAGGAAGATGTAATGACGGTGCTTAATGAGTTTTTCATTTCTACGCCTGAAGGGTTTGTTAACCCAAGGGCTGACAAAGAAATTAAGCAATATAAAGAGTTTGCAGAAGCTGGCAAACGTGGGGCGGCTAAAAGGTGGGGAACACCCCCCAATGGGGAGGCTAATAGCCCCCCTAATGCTACCCCAATAGCAACCAATAACCATAAACCAATAACCACTAACCATAAACCAAAGAGAGAGATAGCAACTGTCGTTGCTTGCCCTTCAGATGTTGATCAACAAATTTGGGACGATTGGAAACAGTTACGCAAAGCTAAAAAAGCCCCTGTTACAGAAACCGTGGTTAACAGCGCACGAAAAGAAGCAGCTAAAGCAAACATGGCGTTTAGCGATTTCCTGAGTGTTTGGTGCGCTAGAGGGTCACAAGGTTTACAAGCTGAATGGCTTAAACCTGATGAACGCAACCTAACCAAAACTGGTCAGCGAAATGCTAATGTTTTGTCAGGTTTAACCCGTGGCTTACTTGGAGGGCAGAGCAATGTCAAATTACTCGGAAACTGATTTCTGCGAAACAGAACAGGGTTTGGACTACATCTTTGGGCGAATGAGTGCAATCTATGGTGCTGCTTTTCTCAGGCATTGGGAAGGCGTTGACCATGAGTTGATTCGTCAAGAGTGGGCAAACCAGTTGGGACGGTTCTTGACGTACAGGCCAAGCATGGATTTTGCAATTGCCCATTTGAATGAGGAATTTGTACCAAGTGCAATCAAATTCAGAAATCTATGCAACCAAGGCCCAAGAATCCCTGCCAAACCTTTAGATAAACTTTTGATTGAGCGAAAGATGACCATTCATGAGCAGATCGAAAGCGACAGAGTTAAAGCTGAAGCCCTGGCTAAATTAGCAGAAATGAGAAAACAATATGGTGGGAGAAAATGAATGAGTTGGCTCTTTTCGCAGGCGCTGGTGGAGGAATACTTGGGGGACATTTGCTTGGATGGCGAACAGTCTGTGCAGTTGAGTGGGAACAAT